CAGCGCAAGACGAAGCACATGAACCGTCAGTTGACGGTGACCATGCGCGAGTTCCGCGCGGAGCTTGAGCAGCTTCTGTCGCAGCTTCCGCTCGGCGGCGCGCAGTATCTGAAGCTCTACTGGGATCGCTCGAAGCGTCGCCCCGTCTCGCTCTTCGTCCCAATCGACGACGTTTTCATTCCATACGCCGCGTCGTCGTTCGAGACTGCGGAGCGCAAGACGCACATCCAGTATATCACGCGCCAGGAGTACGAGAGCCGCGTGCGCTCGGGCATGTATCGCGACGCGGAACTGCCGAGCGCAACATTCACCCCAGAGGGCAGCGTCTCCCAGAAGGCGAACGACAAGATCGAGGGACGATCCGCAGATCCGTACAACGACGACGGGCTGCGCGCGATCTACGAGGTCTACACGAGCCTCGACCTCGACGAGGGCGAGGACGGCGAGCCGCTCCCCTACATCGTTACAATCGACCAGAGCAGCGACGAGGTTCTGTCGATCTATCGCAACTGGGAGGAAAGCGACGGCACGCATCAGGAGATGATGCACATCGTCGAGTGGCCCCTGATCCCGTGGCGCGGCGCATACCCCATCGGGCTGCCGCACATGATCGGCGGCCTGTCCGGCGCGGCGACTGGAGCGCTTCGCGCGCTCCTCGACAGCGCGCACATCCAGAACTTCCCGACGCTGCTGAAGCTCAAGGGCGGCTCGTCCGGCGGGCAGTCGCTGAACCTGACTGCGACCGGCGTCACCGAGATCGAGGGCGGCTTGAACGTCGATGACGTTCGCAAGCTCGCGATGGCGGTGCCGTTCAATCCGCCGAGCGACGCGCTGTTCAAGCTGCTCGGCTTCCTCGTCGACTCAGGTCGCGGCGTCGTGCGGACGACGTTCGAGAACCTCGCCGATGGCGCGAACCCGAACATGCCGGTCGGGACAACGCTTGCCCTGATCGAGCAGGGCATGGCTGTGTTCTCGGCGATCCATGCGCGCCTGCATGCGGCGATGCAGCGCACGCTGGAGGTGCTGCATCGGGTCAACCGGATGCACCTCGACGAGAAGGAACTCGTCGAGCAGGACGGCGAGCTTGTCGTCAAGCGTGAGGATTACGAGGGGCCGGTTGATGTCATCCCGGTCAGCGACCCGAACGTCTTCAGCGAGACCCAGCGCTTCGCGCAGATCCAGGCTGTCATCGCTCGCGCCGCCGCAATGCCGCAACTCTACGACCTGCGGAAGGTCGAGGAGATGTTCTTGCGTCGGCTGAAGATCCCCGAAGCAGAGAAGCTCCTGCTGGAGAAGCAGGAGCCGAAGAAGATGAATGCGGTGAACGAGAACATCGCCGCGTCGGCGGGGCGCCCGATCATTGCCTTCCCCGATCAGGAGCATCTCGCGCACATCCAAGTCCATGTGGACTTCCTCAAGTCGCCGATGTTTGGCGGCAGCCCGATCTTCGCGCCGAAATTCGTGCCGGTCATCGTCGAGCATCTCAAGGATCACATCGCGCTCTGGTATGCCGCCCACACCTTCGAGGTGACGAGCGCAGCGACCGGCGTCGATATTTCCACGCTGATGGACAAGGACGAGGAAGTGTCGCGCGAGATGGACGTTCTGCTCGCCGCAGCCTCCGAGCGGGTGATCAAGAGCGGCGAGCAGGCTCTGTCTGCGCTTCCTCCGATCATTCAGCAGGCGATGCAGTACATCCAGTCGATGCAGCAGCCCATGCCGCAGGATCCGTCGATTGTCGCCGCCCAGGCCGCGCAGGCGGAAACGCAGCGCAAGGCGCAGGCCGATCAGGTCAAGGCTCAACTCGACGCTGCGAAGCTGGCGGACCGCGAGAAGGATCGCGCCGCCGACATGCAGCGTGAGCAGTTCAAGCAGCAGCAGGAAGGCGAGCGCACGACATTCGAGGTCGATGCTCGTGTCGGGATGAACGATTCCGACAACCAGACCGCGCGCGATCTCGCAGCGATGGAGATTGCGAGCGGTGAAAGGGTCGCGGTCTCGACCGGGACCGGGATCAATCCGTCACCGTAAATGGAGGAGAAACATGGACGAGAAAGCCTACACGCTGAAGCTTACCGAGCAGCAGATCACGTTCATTCTGCGCGCCCTTGGCGAGTTGCCCTACGGGCAGGTTGCCGGTCTTTTCCAGACCATCGGCACGCAGATCAACGAGCAGACGGGGCAGAAGAAGTGATGCACGAGCCGCCGCCCATCAAGGGCTACCGACCGATCAGCGACGAGAGGCTCTCGCTGGTCAACGAGAACAAGGTCGCCGAGGCGAGCCTGCTGGCGAAGCTGGACGAAATGTCGCTCCGCGTCGATCTGGACACCCGCTGGCTCAGCATCGCGCGCACGCACATCGAGCAGGGCTTCATGGCCCTCAACAGGTCGATCCTTCGACCGCAACGTGTGAAGGGAGGTGATTCGATTGGCTAAGGAGAAACCGATCAACCAGCACAAGCTTCTGGCTATGGGAAAGAAGCCCGTCGTCGCGAAGCCTGGAGCAAAGGCGCCGAAATGATCGAGCAGATCATCAGCGCTATCAAGAGCGAGCAGGCGAAGATGGCGCAGGCAGCGCTGAGATCTCCGTCTGCTCGCGACGAGTTCGAGTATGGAAGGGTGTGCGGAATGCACGCCGGTTTGGAGCGGGCACTTGTTCTGATCGACGATCTGATCAAGGACCGCAATGAAAGGGAGAGGAGCCTCTGTCGCTGAAGCGAAGCGGCGCACCACGACGTTCAAGTGGAATGCGGACCACGACTTCGCGTTTCCTGATATCGATCCGATGTTCGAGCCATACGGCTCGCGTGTCGTCGCTCAGATCAGGAACCCGATGCAGAAGACCAAGTCAGGTCTCATTCTCCCAGGTGACACTCAGGAAACCGAGAAGTGGAACACGCAGGTCGCCCTCGTGCGCTCGACCGGTCCGCTCGCGTTCTGCAACCGCGAGACGCTGAAGCCGTGGGCCGAGGGCAAGTGGTGCGAGCCGGGTGAGTTCGTGCGCGTGCCGAAATACGGCGGCGACCGATGGGAAGTCCCGATCTCGGACGGCGGCAAGGCTCTGTTCGTCGTGTTCAACGATCTGGACATCGTCGGTCGCTTTGTCGGCGACCCGCTGTCGGTGAAAGCGTTCATCTGAGGAGATGAGACATGGGTGTCATGCGAGAAGACGACGAAGAGAAGAACGGCGAGATCATCACCATCGAGGAGAACGACGAGGAGCCGAAGAAGCCCGCTCCGAAGCAGGAGGGGGCCGAGGCCGAGGACGATGGCGACGAGCGTCTGTCCGCCGAGCAGCGACAGGATGACGACGACGCCGACACCGGCACCGACGAGGAGCGCGAGGCGAAGCGTCAGCGTCGCCGCGCGGAGCGCGCCGAGAAGAAGCGCATCCGCTACGCCGAGCGCATGGAGCTTGATGCGCTGCGCCAGCAGCATGCGAGGCTGCAAGAGGAAATGGCGGCGCTGCGGAACGGTCAGATGGGCCACTCGGCCCACATGATCGACGAGCGGCTCAATCAGGCTGTCTATCGCGCGCGGCAGGCCGAGGAAGCCCTGGCTAAGGCAATCGAGACCGGGAACGGCGAGATCGCCCGCGACGCACTGCGGCTTCGCGACCGAGCGATGAACGAAGCGCAGCAACTCGACATGCAGCGTCGCGCCCTCGCGCAGCGTTCCCAGGCCCCCGCCGAGCCGCAGATGGATCCGCTGGTGCAGCGGCGCGCGAGCGAGTTCATCGACCGGCACAAGGGCTGGTACGACCAGCGTGGCGAGAACGAGGACAGCGCAATCATGCTCGCCATCGACGACCGGCTCGCGAAGGAGGGCTACGATCCGGCATCTCCCGACTACTGGGAGGAACTGGAAAAGCGAGCGGCGAAGCGTCTGCCGCACCGCTTCAAGTCGGCACAGGAGCCGGAAACGCCCCCGCGTCGCACTGGAGGTCCGCCGGTTGGAGGTCGCTCCAGCAGCACTCCAGGCCCGAATCAAGTTTATGTTTCCGCCGAGCGGAAGGCGGCTATGATGGAGGCGGGTGTTTGGGATGATCCCAAGCTCCGCAAGGACGCCCTCCGGCGCTACGCAGAGTTCGACCGCACAAACAGTGTTCGATAAGGAACGCAGACCATGCAGGCAAACACCCAAGACGACCGGCTCAAGAAATCCTCCGACCCCTCTCGCGCCAGCAGAGCGATGCAAGATCGCTCGGTGACGGAAGATCGTAAGATCTCCGATAACGAGAGGCTGGAGGCGTTCCGAAGTCAATTCATCCAAGCCGTTCTTCCTGATCTCCCGAAAATCCCCGGCTATCACGTCTGCTGGTTGACGACCAGCAACCCCCGCGACTCGATCCACTCGCGTATTCGTCTCGGCTACTCGCCGATCAAGCCAGAAGAAATTCCCGGCTGGGAATTTGCCTCTCTCAAGACCGGAGAGTGGGCTGGCTGCATCGGAGTCAACGAGATGCTCGCGTTCAAGATCGAGCAAAGCCTGTACGAAAAGTACATGCTCGAAGTGCATCATTATCAGCCGTTGTCAGAGGCCGAAAAGCTGACGAACACCGCTGATCAGATCCGCGAGCAGGCGCGTGGAATGGGTGCTGACGTGATGGAGGGCGACGGGATGTCGGAGCTTCGGCGCCCTGTCCGTGTCCCGACATTCTCGGACATGGACTGACCCCCACCATGAAAGGGACATGAAATGTCCGCTATCAGCGCACCTTTCGGACTTCGTCCCGTCTTCCATCCCTCTGGCGTGATCCGCCCGAGGGCACTGGCTGGCGGCATCAACAGCGGCTACGGCAGCACGATCCTGTCGAATCAGCCCGTTCTTCTCTCGACGAGCGGACTGCTGAACCCGGTCACTGCGAACAACGTCGATTTCGTCGGCGTGTTCGCGGGCGTCGAGTACACCACGGCGGGCGGCACCCGGCGCGTCGTGGACAACAAGTGGATCGCCTCGACGACCTACGACACCGGCTCGCTCATCGCGTACTTCTACGATGATCCTGCCATCGTCTACGAGATCCAGGCCGATGGCTCCGTCGCGCAGACTGCGCTCGGGGATCAGGTGAACGTCTCCAACTTCGCCAACGGCTCGACCCTCACGGGTTTGTCGCAGGCGACGGCTGGCGCCACGCCGGTCGGCTCTGGCTCGCAGGGTCAGCTTCGCGTCATCGACAAGGGGCTGGGCATCGACAACGACTGGGGCGACGCATTCACCGTGCTTCGCGTCCAGATCGCGCGCCACCAGTACGTCAGCAACAAGGTCGCCTTCTAAGGCGCCATAGAGAAGGAGAACTGAGCTATGGCTACTCCCATGAGGGCAACCGACTTTCGTGCAATCGTCGAGCCGATCCTGACGCAGGCGTTCGACGGGGTGTACGAGCAGCGTGCCGACGAATGGAAGCAGGTGTTCAAGGAGGGCAAGGGCACTCCGCGCCAGTACCACGAGGAGCCGGTCCTGTACGGCTTCGGTGCTGCGCCGGAACTGCCGGACGGCACTGCGGTCACCTATCAGTCCGGCGGCGTGCTGTTCATCAAGCGCTACGTCTACAAGGTCTACGGTCTCGCCTTCGCACTGACCAAGGTGCTGGTCGAGGACGGTGACCACATTCGCATCGGCCAGACCTACGCGAAGCACCTCGCGCAGTCGCTGATCGAGACGAAGGAGACGCTCGCGGCGAACATCTTGAACCGCGCGTTCAACGGATCGTTCGTCGGCGGAGATGGCGTGTCGCTGGTGTCGCCAAACCACCCGATCACGAGCGGCACGTTCTCCAATCAGCTTACCACTGCGGCGCCGCTCTCGCAGACCTCGCTGGAGCAGATGCTGATCCAGATCCGCAATGCCGTGGACAACAACGGCAAGCGTATCCGGCTCCAGCCGAAGTCGCTCGTCGTCTCGCCGAGCAACATCTTCCAGGCAGAGGTGATCCTCAAGTCCGCGCTCCGCACCGGCACCGCGAACAACGACATCAACCCGATCAACTCGATGGGGCTGCTGTCGGAAGGGCAGAAGAACATCTCGCGTCTCACGTCCGCCACCGCTTGGTGGATCAAGACCGACGCTCCCGAGGGTCTGAAGCTCCTCATGCGCCGCAATCTGGAGAAATCGATGGAAGGCGACTTCGACACCGACTCGATGCGGTACAAGTCCACCGAGCGTTACGATTTCGGCTGGACCGACCCGCGCACCGTCTTCGGCACCCCCGGTCTCTGAAATCTCGGCGCCGCACCCTGGCGGGTTTCATGGCCCGCCAGGGTCGATTTCCTGGCTCTACAGCTACCTCTTCAAGGAGAAGCTACCCATGCCCCAGTTCTCTGACGACCTCTACCTGGGAGCCGCCTGGGCGGGCGGCGCAGGCCCAATCGGGCTGAACCCTGACGGCACCAGCTACAGCGAGCCTTCGCCCATCGATGTCGGTGTCGGACCGCTCGGTCGCATCTATGTGTTCGACCTCGTCCCGGCGACCGCATCGAACACGTCCATCGTCAACGCCCAGGCAGTCGCTGCCGCTGGTGCGGTGACGCTCGCCGCAACCGCGCCGATCACGCTCGACCGCACGGGGCGCTGCCTGCGCTTCGCGTCGTCGAACGCTGGTGACACGACGCAGACCGTCACCGTGACCGGCACCGACATGTACGGGCAGGCGATGTCCGAAACGCGCACGTTGAACGGAACGAGCGCAGTCAACGGCACGAAGGCGTTCTACACGGTGACCAGCGTCACCGCTTCCGCCGCCCTGACCGGGAACCTCTCGGTCGGCACGCGCGATGCGTTCGGTCTGCCGGTTCGCGTCACCGATGCCGCGTATGTCGTTTCGGCCAAGTGGGACGCGACGCTCGCGGACAACGCTGGCACGTTCACCGCTGCCGACACGACCAGCCCTGCGACGGCGACCACGACTGACGTGCGCGGCGTGTTTGCCCAGACCGGCAACGCCGCGAATGGCACGCGCCGTCTGGTCATGGCGATCGCTCTCAACGCACTTGCGTGCGGACCGAATGCGACGCGCGCGGGAGCGTTCGGCGTCAGCCAGAACCTCGCCACCTGATCGGAGGCGTGAATGCGTCCCGTCGCAGTAACCGTCACGGGATCGCCGCAGGCATCTGCTGTGATCGTGCCCGACATCA